TGTGACAACATTGACCCAACCACCTTTACCATCTTTTGATTTGGATCCTTTGAACCATTTATGGAGAGTTCCTTCACTGACTCCTCCGTTTCCACCATTAGAGCCGCCATTAGTGCCGCCATTCCCGTTGGAAGGGCCATTCTTACCATTTCCATTCTTCTTTCCTTCTTCAGAGTCTTCATCATTATCACGCGCAAGATAACCACGGGCACCAATATGGTATCCCATAGGGATTTTCTTACATTTTTTATCTGTAAAACAGTAATAGTAACCAGTTTTACATTTCTTAGATTCCGTCATTGCTGATTTTTAAGAAATTTAGCTAGTTCTGCGGTGGATCCCACGAATAATGCATTATTAGTCACAGACTTAGGACCAGAATCCTCTTCTTTATTTAGTTCCTTCATTTTCTTTTGAAGATCCATCAATTTATCTGTTGTGTCAGCAACACTTTTGATAATTTGACCAGCAACTTCATATGCTCTAGGGGAATCTGACTCTTGAGCCAACTCCATGATTCCATCTAGACTTTCTTGACCCTTTTCAATTAGAGAATATAAATTTCCTCTCGTATATTCATAGTCTTTTTTTGCTTGTTCAACTCTCTGCTCATGTTCAATATCTCTTACAATCTCAGACTCCGAAGGTGTGACATTAACAATGTCAGTCTCTGTGTTTAGAGAATCACTAATTTTATCAAATGATTTAGCCATTATGAATCAGTCCCCGATGCTGGATTAAACTTCTTACTATCAGAAAACACTTCAATAGTTTCACTGAATCCAAAGTCATCACCAGGTTCTGCATCAATTGGATCTGGTACTGCAGTGTATCTTACTTCACGCTTAGCAGCACTAGTGTCTGTATCTGTATAGTAATCGACTTGAACTTTGCGGATGAGACCGTCTGAACTTTCTGCAATAGGTCCGAATAGATATGTGTTTGCTGTGAATGTAATATTATAAATTAGAGCCCTTCTGGATTGGAAATTGCCCTCATATTCATCTTGCATTGTGATATTTCCTAGTGTGATTGGAATATCTCTTTTTTCTCCAATAGAACTTACAAGATCAACAGTGACTTTAAATGATGGTTGAAAATATGGTAGAATCTGCTCTATGATTTGTAGAGCATCTTCATTTAGTTTTGAATATATTGATAACTGAAACTCAACATTGTATGGTACAGGAAGAAATACCTTCTTCATCGTTTCACCATCTACAGCTTTGAAAGTCTTAGTTACGTTAGACTTTCTAGTTGGATCATAAGTAATCCCCAACATTTCAAATGACATTCTTGGCAATGTTATTGCAACTGGTTTATCCAGTCGTGCCTGCTGCTCTAATCTTGCTAAAAATTTCTGCTGGGGTGCATATGCTAGAGGAACTTTGATGTCACTGACTGTTCCAGAATCATCACTGGTTTTTCTTACATGAATATCATTGAAAATAGTTCCGAAAGCAATAATAGTCTTTCGTAGTATTTCGTGATAGTAATAAGTTCCTAACATCAGTATGTACCAAAGGGATTCGATTCTGTAAAGTCTAATAGATCATCAGCTAGATCTTCAATCTCCTGATTTTGAGAGAACTCTATTTCTACTCCAGGGTCATCATTGAAAGAAGAAACCGTATGTGTGGCATTCGATGTAGAACCAACAATAGTTTCTCCAGCCGTGAATTTACCACTATTTATGTACACGTCTAGAGTCTTAGCATCCTTATCGTATTTCTTGACTCTTGCAGTAGTGCCAGAAAGACTTCCAGTAACAGTCTCATTTGATATGAAATCACTAGTTCCAGAACCAGGTGCTGTTGTAATTCCAACAGTTGGTGCTACTGTATAACCGACTCCAGCATTTCTAATTCTGAATCCAGTAACAGTTCCACCAGTACCGATGGTAGTAATAACATCAGCAGTTGATGTCGCTGCACCAGTTAGAGTCACTGTTGGAGCAGTAACATAAAGTGCTCCAGGTTCTGTGATAGTAAATGACTGGATTGAACCATCACCAAGAATCGCTGTTGCAGCTGCACCTACACCATTTCCACCACTAAACGTGATGGTTGGTGGCACTGTATAACCAGCACCAGCATTTGTAATTAGAACTTCAAATATAGAATTGGATGTGGTGATAGCAACAGCAGTCGCATCTGTTCCACCAACGGGAGCAGTCGAAATCGCTACAGTTGGTGCAGAAGTATATGCATATCCATCATTGTTTAGAACAATGCTTCTAACCGCACCATCAGCAATAGATGCAGTTGCAGTCGCATCTGTTCCAGCTCCAGTTAGAATCAACTGAGTAATGTATCCTTCATCAATAACTGCGTCATCAATCTCAGCAACTCCAGTGTCAATAATCTCATCTTCAAGTCTAAGAAGTTCGCACTGTAGTTGATAAACGTAATTTTCACCTAATTGATAGAATGGTTTTTCATGCTCAACATTTTTAATTTCATATAGTCTTTCACCAAGTGGGAAATATATCACATCCCCTTCTCTAGGTCTGCCATCTAATATGATTTCACTAGCATCCTGTTCTTTTAGGTCTTTTAAAAACTCTACAATATAAGTATCAAACTTTTCTCTTGAAATAGTAAGAGAAATTTCATTTCTAAGTTCTATTCCAAACTTAGTCATAATATCGGTGTTAGCGCCATATCCCTCATAGTTATCGAGATATGCTTCGATGATAAAATTATCATCCAATTTAGACATCGTTACTTCTCTTGAGAGAGTTTCGGTGCCAATTATTTTTCTTGGGATATAATATACATCTATCCCATAGATCTTTAATTGCTCATTGATTAGATCTTGAAGCAAATATTGCTCTTGCTTTGATCCTTGTAGAAAATAGGGATTTCTTGCCATTATCCTATCATGTCCATGGGAGGTAGTTCATAATAACTTGCCATTTTGTCTTCAATTTCTCTTAGTTCTGCATTACCATCCTCATAGTATTGTCTACCGTTTAGTTCGACTCCACCTGGTAATTTAGTTCCACTGAATTTCATCATGTTAGCTCCCCACTGCCTCTTAATTAAAGAGGTTAGGTATCTTTTTACCCAAGTATCATTATATATTTTGGTAAAATCTGCTGGGTTTAGAGCACGAATACATTCGATGACAATATAGTCACCAGCTGTTTGTGCCCCCCAATCAATATCAAGATATAATCTACCTTGCCTCTTTGCAAATCTAATTTGCTTATCAGTTGTCAACATAAAATCGATATCTTCTAGATATCGTTTTGTCATTGCATAATTGAGAAGATCTACACTACTGAAGTAATATAGATCATTCAAGAATAGTTGATATTTTATACTGAACATTCCACCAGAAATGGAATTGGTATCAAATTTAAAAATTCTATTGATACCTAGAACAGACTCTGGTACTTTGATATAATTATTGTTTTCGTAAAACTTAAACTCACTGGTGATTCCAACAGATTCTGTAACTGTTGTAGTTGTAATACCACTAACACCCGTTTTTCCAGGACCCTTTCCTCTGTCAATATCATCCTGGGTAATTTGATATTTTAAGAATGTTTTTTCAGATCCATCATAATGACGTTCCTGAAAATATTGAATGGTATCATCAACCAAATCATCTATCTGATCATCATCTACGTTGATTTCTAAAACTGGCGCACCAAGTTTACGTAGTGAGTAATCTATTAATTCTTGTCTTGTAGATGGTGATGCCATTTTACTCCAGATTAATTATTAAGTAAAATTTTTACCGACTTGCTGGTATCATCAATAGATGAAATTGGTTTATCAGTCCTATTATTTAACAAAACTGTGGTTGAATTTGGATTATCTTCAACCGTAACCGTTGTGATTCCAGCCATTATCGAGTTACTCCAGCATTGACGATTGCTGAACCTTGAACGACTCTCAATACAGTAGAAATACCACTTACTGTATCAATACCACTGTTAATTACAACATCATATACATATCTACCACTTTTTATGGCAGAAGTTTCAGTCGCTGCTAAAGAAATGCGAACATTTCCACCGCTTTCACTTGTCACTGTTGAAGTGAATGATACTTTTGTAGACGAAGTTGGAGTCTTTCTCAATTGAGCACTTACAGCATATCCGACCAAACTTTTGGCAGCATTAGTAGATGCATCTTCAATGGTGAAATTTTTAGTAAAATCAGCACCTTGATTAATAATCAAGTTGTGTGAATATACTGCCATCTTACAAGTTCAACAGGGCTCTTGACTATTTATTATTATCAAGGAGAGTCTTTAACATTCCCTTGAGTTCTGAAATTTCATCTTTAAGTTGATCAATTTCACGATTTTGTTTACTTTTCCTTTGCTTCATCTTCATATAATTTGTGTAAGCTTGATCATTCACATTGATCACTGCTCCAGTCTCAGTGTTTTTATAGAGACTGGAGTCTTGTTCTACTTGTACATATTCAGACATTTTATGCTAATGCAATAGTTCTAAGATCGTTCATTCTGGGTGCAAGACACTCATTTGTTCCGCTAAAGACAATTTTTATTTGATATGCGGTAAATGGTGGCAACTCATCAACGCTAAATTGATACTCCCTCATTTCATCAATTGCTTGAGAAATAATCTGTTGATCTGGTCTACCAGTGTTTTTCGCTGGATCTATGACCTGATCTCCAAAATTATCACCATCAGTATCAGTCAAGTTATCATACCCAGGGAATAGAACGAATGCTGGTTCTGTGTTTCCACTATCAACTGGGAATATTCTATAAAGTGCTCTGATATCTGCACTAGAATCAACTGTAGCTGCTGTGAGTAACTTGAGTGAAGTTGCAGGATTCTTTAGATCAATTCTATCAGAAACATACACAGCTGCATGTGGATCTTCTTGTACAGAATTTACTCTAGAATCAGTTGTATAGTCAGTAATTGGTCTATCAAGTCTAGATCTATCAAAGTCAATAGCGCAGTTATCAAGATAGATGAATGGTGAATAATTACTGTCTCTAGACTGTAGATCAACTTCAACTGTGAATGATTTATTTCTTGGGAGACCATCTAGATTTGCATCTTCATTTACTTTTGAGCATACCATTTGAGGTTTGCCAAATATCAAAGTTGCATTTGGTTCAGTCGTCAAGAAACCTTGATCAACGAAAGATGGTTCCACGCCACCAGCACTAGTTCCAGAAACTGTTCTTACGCGAGTGCTAATTTTTGTCTTCTTAGGAGTAACAATATCAAGTCTGCAGTTCAATCTGTCATACTGAATATTGCCAGAAGCAAATACGTCGTCACCACCTGCAATGAATTCACTATCGAAATTCAGCATGTTTGGACCATCTCTTCTGTTTCCTCTATCAATTTCAACATAGTAAGTATCAATCGTTTTATTTGCTTGGAAAACTACCGCAGCTGGGATATCATGAACTCTATTGATCTGAGTTAGTGAAATTCCATTAAATTCATATGGATAAATCTCATCTCCAGAGGAGTGTAATACAGCCGTAGTTCCTTCTGCACCTCTTGTTGCAATTCCAAGAGTTCCATCACCAATACTGTTATAATACATGACTTCATTATCAACCAATACATATCCAGCAGAAGTAGATACACCTTGGAATGTTGCGAATATTGAAGTATCAGCCACTCCAATTGATGTTACAGTAGCATTGATGTCTTGATTCAACTCTGTGGGAAGTCTTGTTGGATCTACATTGTAAATATCAACTCTATTACGAATATCTTTAAGTGCATGATTTGGGTGGAGAACTTCGATTACGTTTCCAGAGAACAATTCATCAGAAACGATTGAAGTTCTAACTGCTGTTGTAACACCAGTATTCAAAGTCTGTGCAATACCACTATCATCATAATAGACCAATGGATCATCAACAGTTAAATGCTCACCCTTAACATTTGTTAGATATAATGTATCAACACCGTTAATTTCAGAAATAGAGATCTGAGCACCTGTTCCTTTGGTTACGTCTGCTGTGGTAATACCAAGAGATTCACCAACAATATAACCAGTTCCAGTGTTTGCAAGTGATACTGAAGATAGAACACCATCAGCAATTGTTACCGAACCTGTTGCACCAGATCCTTCTCCAGATAATGAGAAGAAGTTTACATTACTGTAAGTGCCATCAGAGTATCCAATTCCAGGTAGATTGGCTTTAATTGTTTGGAGAGTTCCTCCAACATTACCAATCACACCAGTAACCAAGTTTCCAGTTCCAACTTTTCTGCCAATTTGCAGAATATCTTTCATCTCCTGTGTCAATACAGTTGTAATACCAACATCAAGATTTCTTGGTAGACATTTAATTGGATCTTCTGGCATATCGGGAAGATTGTCACCATCTCTATCAATATCTGGATTATTGAATGTTACTGTTCCATTCTCAGTTAAGAAGCGACACTTGTTCACTTGGAACTTCATGTCTTCAAATTGAGTTGGTGTCCAAATAGAACCGTTTTGTGACTTATACAGTGAACCAGCACCATATTGCTTAGTATATTGTTGCGATTCAGGGCCGGATAGTTCTGCTGTATTTACAGTTTTCTCTCCTAATTTTGCAATCCAAGCATTATATTTTATTGAAGTTGGTGCTAGAAGAACAATACAATATTCAGTTTCTGGTTCAACAGGAATTGGTGCAGGGAAAGTAACTCTAGTAGCAACACTAGCATCATCAGATACATTTATCTGTGATGGTAAAAGAACAACTTGTGCATCTTCTGTAACAACCTGTAGTGTTGGTAGTCCCAACTCAATTGTTCTAAGTTCAACAGTCAGAGGTGCTTTAGGATCTTTTGTTGCCATGAAAATGTCAACAGAGGAAATAAATGCACCTTTTTTGTCGGTCGTGAATGATTGTGCCAGAGGGTCTCTTCTAGGAACACGTCTCTCACGTACAACTTCTCTTACTACTCTAGTTTCCCTAATAATTCTGGGTTCAACAACTCGTGTTCTTTCAACAATCTCTCTCTTCACAATGATCTTTGGTGGTGGAAGTTTCTGGAATCTAAAGACGTTAGTCTTAGTTACGGTCGTAACCGCATTCTTCGTAGTTGTTACCAGTTTCTTGATAGTTGTTGTTATCGTAGTTCTGATAATTGTACCTTGAGATGTAAATGGAGCTTCCGCTTCACTGTGTTTAATTGCTCCAGGCAACGTGACTGAATCTTTAGGATCATTAGTTAATTTGAAGATTTTAGTTCCAGTCTTAAATCTTCTAATTTTATTCTTTCGTCCAGCAAAACATATATTTCCATATACGCTTCCTAAACCATCAGTAACTAATCTCTTTCTGTTAATGATTGCAGTTGCACCACTTTTTCTACCAATAATGACATGGTTTCTCCAGAAGTGTCCTTTGAATTTACCCATAGCCTTACGAGACATTGCAAGTAAGTCTATGTTCAAGAATGTGGAAGAACTATTGTAAGTTGTTAAGTTACTAATGTCCTGATCTCTATCATATGGATTAAATGTAAATGTATCATCTGGATTCTTATGTTTTCCACTCTTGTGGTTTGGAACACAAAGTCTAGTAACAGCTCTTCTACGAGCCTTTTTAAACTTCTTACCCTTAGGATCATCTACTATATCTTCAAACTTATCTTCTGCTTTTAGATTGCCCTCACCATCGACGAATTTTTGAGCTTTTTTATTCCAAATTTCACAAATCTCACCAACTTGGAATGAACCTTGTACATCTGTAACTTCAACCAACTTAGGAATAACTCTTACTTTTTTGGATCCATCATAGAAAGCATAGTATCTTGTATAGGGTTTTAATCCATCAGCAAGGAACGTAACATTCCTTCTTCTCATGTACTTAGCTTCACGACTCTTTGTTTTGATTTTTGTAGAAACATTAGTAATTTTAACGTCCTTAGACTTCGTTACCTTTGTTTTCTTCTTCGTCTTGGTCTTCATCGAAGAAGGACCATTCTTTGGTTTTCCAACCTTGAATTTCTCAACGACGTTTGTACTCTTCTTGTTTTTAGTCTTGAACTTCTTCTTGACGTTCTTTTTATTTTTTACCTTAGTTTCAGTCCAAGTATCTTGTGCTGGTTCTAGTTTAATAGTTCCAACATAGTCAATAATACTGAATGGGTTTACATTTTCTACTCTAGTTGCGAAAGCCTGTTTCAAATATTCAATCTCATCATATCTCAGACTTACAACATTGCCTGTTTTTTGGCAATTAGTGTCTAATAGTGGATCGTTTCCAGAAAGATCCAAAGTGTTGCCATCTTCTTGGACTTGATACTGTAATTGTGGAGTTAAAGTTACCTGTGAAGCTTCACATGAGAGTTGTTCAATTCCAGGATCAACAACCATTGTTGTTAGTTCTTCATCAAACAAATCATCATTTGTAAAATCGTCAGCAAAGAAACCAGTTTTGAATCTAGTTAATCCATCAGCATCTGTAATTTCTAAAGATCTAGTATCATTTTCAAGTATTGAAAGAGAAACTGTATCTTCTAGATTTTCAATTCGATCTTCAAGAGCACCAATATCTCTCATTGTATAACGTTTGTTATCAACGAGTGTTAATTCAGTATCTTCAACATCATAAACATATGGTGGAGATTCCAATGTTGCCAAAGTCATAGAGTCTTCGACAATTGCAGGTATCTGTGGATCATCAGAAGGAGTTCCTTGAACAACTTCAACTACACCCTCTGGAGTCAGGATGATTCTATCCATCCGTCCAAGATAGTAGTCATAACTTAGTACGGAACTTTCAGAATCTTTGGGAATCAATGGTGATGTTGAACCAGTCGTAGAAAAATCTCTTGAATCATAATCAAATGGAGACTTACCAGCTTCAGTTCCAAATGGAGCAACTCTTGGTCTAAAATCTAACGTATCAGAAGCTCTAGCAAAACTAAATTGATTAAAGTTGTTTGGATCAAAAATATCTGGTATATCACTCTTAAATCTATCTGCACCATAAGATAATACAGTGAAGACATCACCATCATCACTCTCAGGGATGGTATAGTGGTTAAAAATAACTAATAGTTGTTTTGATGGAAGTT